ATGGATAATATATTAAAGTTAGTATCCATGCAGGATATGACTAAACTAAGTAGGGATTAAGAATGAAATTATCTGAATATATACCTCAAGTTCCTCAAATGCAGCAACAAATGGCTGATTTGAATAAACAAATAAGTCTACTAGATGTAATGAAATCTGCTGGGGATGTGGGTAAAGCCCAAACTATTGGTTTAGACCAAATAGTAAATACATGGGTAAGACATCAAATGGCTTATCGCCAACAATTGGTGCAAGATTTACAAACTGTNTCAATGTCAGTCGANGAAATTAGAGGTCCTGTTTCTCATATTACAGGAGAAGTTTTTAGGAGAGGTATAACAATTGTTCCTAANATAGAAAATCCTAAGAAAGAACAAAAAGAATTAGTTACAAATTGGATTAAAGANTGTAATGTTTTTGACCANTCTCTAGAAGAAGTCCTTCGACAATTTCATTATGATGTGAACACATTAGATGATGGNTTTTTATATATGGCGAAAGAATATAAAGATAATGGCGATGGAACTGTATCTTCAAGACTTCAAGAAATTAGACGAATAAATCCAGCACTAGTGGAATTTGATTTAGACCAAGCTGGATTACCAAAGAATGCTCATTACATTTGTCCTATTCATAGAGAGATAGTCCAAGATACCCAAGGTAAGTGTGTGAAGGATGATTGTAATGTAGACCTTCACCCTGCGATGTATAAGTATTATCATAGAAGTAAACACATGTATTTCTCTGATAAAGAAATTATTCACTTAAGTAAATTCTCACCATCAGAAACTTATGGATGGTCACCAATTTTAACAATCTTTGAAAAAGCATTAACTTTGGTTGGTATGGATAAAAACCTATATAGATATTTCTACGAGAGAAAAATGCCCGCCAGTATGTTAATGGTAACCACAGATGACCCAGAGTCATTACGTAGAGAAAGAGAACATATTGCCGCACAAACAAGATTAGACCCTAACTATATACCTATGGTAGCAGTTTCTGCTAGAAACCAAAGAGGTAGAGTAGACATGGTAAGACTATTTCACAGTTTAAATGAAATGGATTATCTTCCTGTTAAGGATGAAATTAGAGAAAGAGTTGCCTCAATGTGGGGTGTTACTCCAGCATGGCAAGGAGCTCCAGAAGCGTTTGGGGGTATGTCTTCTCAAACTCAACAACTAGTTGTTATGAGTCGTGTGGTTGAAGGTGACCAACGATTAATGCATGAGAAAGTATTCCCACAACTATTGGATGCTTTTGGTGTAACCGATTATGAAATACTATTACCACAACCTGAAGAAAAGGCAGAGAATACTAGATTAACATTTGCACAACAAAAAATACAGATTGCAAATCAGTTTGCTGGATTAGGTTTTGATGTAAAATTAAAAGAACAAGATGTTCCCCTTTGGGATGCTGACTTTATGATTAGTGGAGAACCCGTACCAACTGCACAAATGCAAGCAGAACAAATGGCTATGGGTATACAACAACAGAAAGACCAAATGGAACAAGCAGCTCAACAACAAGAAATGGAGCAACAACAACAGGCTCAAGGAGAAGAGGGTGAAGAAGAAGGATTAGGAGTTGAAGAATTAGGTGAACCAGACGTAATTCAAAATGCACATATTCCACCTTCACAACGAAAGTTTAAAGGTAGGACAGGAGGAAAGACTCCAGATTGGCACGATAAAACACCTGACGAAGAACGAGATATAGATAAATATGCTGAGGCAAGGTCTAAGAATGAATTAACTTTATCTAAAACTTGGGTTGAAAGTCTTTTAGAAAAAGGATTTAGTTCTCCTTTAATTAAAGAAGTAACCCCAGATATGAGCCAAATGTGGTTTGAGCAAAGTGGAGTTGATTATGTTGCTGATTTAAGTCCTACAGGAATTACCAATGTAGAAAAGGCAATCTTTGGTGACCCAACTAGATTTAGTAGAACACAACAAAAGAATCCTAAAGCTAAACAACCAACCGAACTAAATATAGATGAAGAAGAATAAATTAAACAAGGCTTGGATAACTAACCCTAGAGGGCAAGATGACACCTATAAAAAGGAAAAGAAACTTCGTAAAGAAGGAGATGGTGGGGGTGGTGCTGGAACTAGCGGGTCTTTTGGTGATAGTGGGGGTACTGTATTTACCTCATCCAACTCCGGAATATTTACCCCAACTTATGGAGATAATAAGAGAAAACCAGAAAAGAAGAGAAAAAGTGGTATTGGAAGACTTGCCGATTTCATTACAGATAATTCACCTGAACGAAAAATGGCAAAAGCAAAAAACAACAAGTTTTTTGTAGACTTACTTCAATGGGTAACTAAAGAACTTCGTAAGGATGATGTTAAATTTAGACAACAAACATCTAGTACTTCTATGAATGACCAAGTGCAAAACCCTGTTGAATTCGATGCCGACCCTGATGAACAAGCTGATATTGAACAAAAAGATATGGAACAAAAAATCAGAGCATTAGATGATAAAGATGATATTAAACATAATGATAAAGACGAACAAGGGGATGCATCCGAAGCAGCACCAGCAGGATTAGAAATTCAATTAGCTGGTTGGGAATCTGGTCCCGCACAAGATGACTTACATCAAGGTGGGGATAAAGATAAAGAACAAGGAGAAATTGATGAGGATGAGTTGCCTAAAGAGAAAGAATCACCCTTTAAAAAATTTATAGGAAAAGATTTATATAATAAGTTAATAGGATAAATTGTTGAATATGTCTATTAAATATGATAGTATGAATACATTATGCCCTAAATGTACTGGGCATATGAACATAAACGAAGACAAGGACTTACATTGTTTCATGTGTGGGAAAACCATAGTTTTAACAGTCAGGAGAAGATATGATTCCAGAGAAGGTAAAATTAGAGATAAAAAGAAGAAGAGCCTTGGGAGCGACTTGGACATCTATAGCGAAATGGTTAGAAAAGGTTCATGGAGTAATCATTCATCGAACCACAATTCAAAAGTGGCACAACAAAGAAGAACCCTTGGTTCTAGACCCCAACGAGGAACTCTCGCCTCCTCAAGATAATCTAGAGACAAGAGTTAAACTAGATAAAAAAGTAGCCACTTATAAAAGTGAAGCAGACTTTTACAAAAAACTTTATCAAGCATCTCTTAAAGATAATGCTAAAAAAGAAATTATTGTTGATGCAATTAAAGAACATACTAAATCTCTTCCTAAAGTTCCAATTAAACATGTTAATCCATCAAGTCCACAAGGACATCAAGCACAAATTGTAATTTCCCCATTAACTGATACGCATATAGGAGAGCAAGTCCATAAAGAACAAATGAAAGGACTTAATGATTATAGTTTTGAAATATTTAATAAAAGACTTTATGGGTGGTCAAACCAAGTATTAAAGCATGTTGAGTATCGAAGACAAATTGCACCTGTTAATGAACTAATAGTTCCAATGTTAGGTGATATGATTAGTGGTGATATTCATGAAGAGTTAGCTAGGTCTAATATTGCAAACTGTATGGAACAAATGATTAGGGGTGCAAACTTAATTGCTCAATCCTTAATGTTATTAGCACCACATTTCACAAAGATTACCGTTCCCTGTGTAGTTGGTAATCATGGAAGAATGACTCGAAAGCCACCTATGAAAGATAAGTATATGGATTGGGATTATTTACTATATCAATTCTTAGCGGCATTTTGTAAGAACCAAAACAATATTGAATTCGATATTCCAAAGAGTTTTATAAATGTTTTCTCAGTTTATAATCGAAACATATTAATTATGCATGGAGATTCTATCTCTGGTGCAGGAAGTAGTATGGCAATCACCGGGGCAATATCTAAACTAAGAGGAGTTCTTCAATATAGAAAGAGTTTACAAGCTGAATTAGAAGATGCTACAGATATACTTGGAGAAGTAGATTTTGATAGTGTGATGATTGGACACTTCCATAGAGTTGATGAAGTTGATATTGGAACAGGTGAACTATTTATTTGTGGTTGTATGAAAGGTCCTGATGAGTTTGCCTTACAAAGATTACATGCAGCATCTAAACCAAAACAAATAATTACTTATTGGCATCCTAGATATGGATTTGTGGGGAAAGAGATTATTTATTTAAATAAGTATGATGATTCTAAAAGAGAATTCGTTGACACCATCCCATCTACTTGGGCAGATTTAATAAAACCCGCAATAAGTTAGTATAATAAACCCAAGGGGGTTTTTATATATGGGAAAAACAGAAGACACTATAGAAAAAGGTTTAAAGGAATGGCTTTGGGAAATAGGAGAAGAGGTGTTAATTGAAGCCCAAAATCTTGTTCCTGTAGCGAGTGGTAAATTAAGAAATTCAGTATCACTTATAAAAAAGGATGATGGATTTATAATTAAGTATGATACAGATTATGCAGCTCCAGTCTATAACCCTAAGTTTTTAACTCCATTAACAGAGCCCCATGTACAAAATGTTCCTTCTCATTGGAGAAATACTCCAAAGGGAAAGGTAAAAGTCAAGGCACACACTAAAACATTTAAACAAGGATGGAAACCAGTACCAACAAGAAATGAAGCTTGGTACTCAAAAAATGTGGATGACCCTAGTTCTTATAATAAAAATGAATGGATACAAAGGGCATACAAAAAAGTATATAATAGGCTAGATAAGAATGAACGAAAGCTCTTGCCTAAAAAAATAGCAATAAGTACAGGACTTGCTTAGGAGGTAAGACATGGTTGATATAAAGAAAGTAACACCAACACAAGAATATATAATAGCAAAACATTCAAAGATGGTGGGGAAAGTATTAGATTTAGTAGAAGCATCACTCCCAGAAGGGAATCAATGTGATAAACTCAAGAAACTTATTCAAGTTCCTCTCTATGATTATCGTAACGATATGTTACAATTAGATTCTACAGGCACCCCAACAAATCCATTACAGGATTAATTAAGAAATTATATTATAATTCTGTAGGAAAATTATATTTATTTAGTATAATGAAGTAACGTTAAATATAAACGTTATATTATGTTCTATAGAAACAGGTCGGAGGTGGCTTAGACCAACCTCTTTTGGTGGAACAAAACAAAAGAATGGAAAACCATATAGGAGGGAAAAACCCATGGCAGACATATCTGAAAAGATTGAAAAGCAAATGGAAGGAACTAACCTTGCTCTAGCCGCTGTAGCTGAAGTCCTACAAAAAATGGATGGAAGATTGGCAAAGGAAGAACAAGACCTAGTTGCTGCTAATGAAGCTGATGCACAAGCCGCTGCAAGAGCCGACCTTGTAAAATCAATCGCAAACGAAGTTATCGCTAACATTAAGAAAGAAGGCTCAGAAGCTGGACTTGATGTTGATGGTAAAGAACGAAAAGCGAAAGCTAGTGGTGGAACACCACAAAATGCTGACGATTCTGAATCTGGAGTCACACCGACTACAAAAATAGAAGACCAGCAAAACACAATCCAAGCCATGCGAAAGCAGGATGAGGATGAAGAAGAAGAAGAAATCGACAAAGATGGCGATGAAGATGAAGAAGAAGAGAAGGGTGGAATGGCTTACAAACAGGATGATGCAGAAGACGAAGCTGCTGACGAGCCTATAGAAGAGAAAGGAATGGATGATGAAGACGATGAGTCCGATGAGATGAAATCCATGAAAAAGCAAGTTGCTGCTTTGGAAAAAGCATTAGCTGCTACTAAGACTGACATGCAGAAAGCTGTTACAGCTGAATCTGAAGCCAGACTAAGAAAGATGGGATTCAGAGAAGAGACTGGTCTGCAAGCTCCAAAACTTACAAAAGGATTAGGAGTTGATGACACACCTGTATTACAAAAATCAGCAGGTGCTGACACAGCAGAACAACTCGCAGGTCTATCTTACTCAGAGTTAAGAAGAATGCAAACTCAAATAGAAGCTGGAAATACCGATGGTATTCCTAGGGAACTATTAGGGTAATTAATAAATATAAACCAAACAAATTAGGAGACATTTAAAATGGCTAACCCAAGTTTATCGGAATATCTTGCACAGTCGCAGAGAGGTTTGTATCAGTCTGTATTCGGTCCAGAATACCTTCAGAAACAATCTTATTTTACTGTAGACTCTAGTACAGGAATATTCAATACAACATACGGCAGAAAAGTCTGGCAGGCTCTAAACAACCAAACCAGATTCTTTAATGCTATCCCAAGGGTGGTCTGGGGAAATACTGCTGGTTGGAGGGTCAGGACTGATAGAGGTTCTGGTCGTTCTAGACCGGTAACAGAGACAGGCTCATTGCCTACAGTCGATGTTTCCGACATACAAACAGTTTCTAGTTTACCTAGAATTGTTTCAACTACATTCGGTGCTTCAGTAAAGTCAGTCTTTACTGCACAGCTAGAAGGTGGTGTCGGAGATGTTTTGGCTCTAGAGAATGAAAATGCTCAATTAGACCACATCAAAGAAATTAACGAAGAACTATTAGCAGGTTCAGCATCCATTGCTTCTGCTGGTGGTGCTACATCGTTCACAGTTCCAGCTGCTTACGCCAAACACTTTAAAGTTGGTGATGCTGTAGCTCAATACGATGTTTCAGGAACTGCACATGACAGAACTTCAGGTTCAGTTATTTCTGCAGTAAACACCTCTACAGGTGCTGTAACTGTTGCTTCAGGTACTGCATTTGCTGATGGTGATGTTGCTTACATTTATTCAAGAGCAGGTATGACTTCTATTGACGATGTCGTTTCAGAAGATGGTGCTGCTGTTGGTGGTGGTGTAGCAAGAACAAGAGCTTATGACCTAACATTGGCTGGAAGAACAGCTGGTGCATGGAACGCTGGTGCTTCTGTTTCTTATAACTCAGGAACAGGTAGAGCATTGTCATTGACATTACTTGATACAGCAATTCAGAAAGTAAGAGAGAATGGTGGAGAACCAAAACTAATCCTTTTGGGTCACGACCAATACTTCAACCTTGAAAGATTGCTTAACAGTAACCAGAGGTATCTAGGTCAAGAAGAGTACCAAGTGGGTGTAGGAGCTGAAAGAACTTACCCCGGTACAAGAACTGGACTAGTATTGGCTACCTATCAAGGTATTCCAATTCTTCCAGATGCAGATGTTCCAAAGTCTGTTTCTTCTGCTGATGCAGTTCTAGGTTCAAACGTTTATGTTTTGGATACAGATTATCTTGAAATCGCTGTTGCTCAACCTACTCAGTATGTAGAGAACAGAGATTACTTCGCAGCAAATGCACTAGTTGTTAGAGGATTACTCTACACTATGGCTGAGATGCGATGTAAGAACATCTTTACTCAAGCAAAAATTGCTGACCTAAACTCATAAGTTTAGTGATGATACATGTGGGGGGACTTCGGTCCCCCTACTAATTTAGAAAACAAACATTTTGCGGGGACTGATTAGTGGTCAACAAGGACACACAAGTGAATTTAGCAGTTTATATGGAACGATTAGATTCCTATATTTCCAGTCAAAACGCCCTTAACGAAAAACTTTCCTTAAACCTAGAGAAGGTTGAAACTAAAGTCGATAATATATCTGAATGGCGTAACAAAATGTATGGAATGAAAAGTATTCTTTTAGCAATAGGGATATTAGTTGTACATACCTCAGCTGTACTGGGTAGCTTTGTAGCTATCATAAATTTTAAATAAATAGATAATTGGAGTATAATAAATTATGGCTAATGAAAGACATACGGATTATAGAGGATGGGATATAGATAGTTCTACCAGACAATCAGTACATCCAGCTAATAGATACGTGGCAATCTCAAATGCTGCAAGTACTACCGCTGAAGATGTATATTCTCTAGTTGCAAATGGTGGAGAGAAAGCAACTAACTGGGTTTTGAATCCGGGTGTGGAAGGAACTACTATTACTGAATTTGTAGCAACTGGGTCTGCGGTATCTAGAAGTACTGCACAACAATCAGAAGGAGCTGCATCACTACTAGTAAACCCAGATAACTCTGCTGCAGGGGAAGGGTTTTATTGGGAATCACCAACAATTCCATTTAGTGTTAACCCACAATATATATCAGTTCAATTAGAACATCGAGGTGCTTCTGCTTCAGGAGCGGTAACTTTAACTTTAAGAGATGCCGCAGGTACTTCAAACCTTGGAACTTCAGGTACAGATGACCTAGCAGCTTCATGGAGAAGACTAACTGCAACATACGCAATTCCCGGAAGTACTGCCGCAACTACATATAGATTATATCTAACAACAACTGCACAACACAATATAGATTTCTATGCAGATAAAATAATGTTTGAAGTTAGAGAAGATACTATAGATGTTTCAACTTATTTAGATGGTAACCAAACAGGTGGTGAGGGACCTTTATATGAATGGACAGGAGCAGCAAACGCATCTTCATCTATAAAGAAACCTTCTATGACAAGAATTAAAGGTTTCCAATTTAAAAATCAATCTGGAACAGCTGCCGATATAATATATATAGCCTTTGACCAGACTGCAACTTCTGCTAATGGTATACCAATTTATGGGGGACAGGAACTAAATGTTGAAATGCCTCTAGACTTTAGAGGAAGGATTTCAATGATAGCGGCACAAAACACCCCAACACTTACAGGTGTAATCTGGGGAGTAGCTGAATAATATGACGACAGAAGCAATTACAACTCCTGTAGGAAATATACCTCATCCATCTAATTGGTCATCTGACATGAATGAGATGATGAATGAGAACAACTCTATTGAGAAAGTACTATTCTTAGAGAAAGCTACTGATGGTAGAGTGACAATGGATGATATTCAAAGTGCTTTAAGCGAATACAAAAGATTACACAAAGCAGGAATTTCATCTCCTGCGGAACTTCTAACTTTATCAAGGGCATACCCAAATAATAAAGTATATCAAAATGCTTTATCCAAAATGGAAATTGCTGATGATGATTCTTTAGTAGTAGGTGGACCAGCATCTATCGAGTTAGTTGATAGGGAAGGACACTTAATTACTACTGATGCACTTGGTAAAGCATTTCAAAAATATATGGCTAACTTTAGAACTAGAAACGCAATGGTATTACATTCTGATGTTCAAGTTGGTTGGGCTTTACCTGCTTATATAAGTAAGGGAGGTCAAATATTTAAATCTGGTGTGGATGGAAAGGGATTATTTTTTATTACTGAATTACGGAATGACACTAAGATTGCAAAGAAAGTTGCAGAACAAATTAATAGTGGTAAATTAAAGAGTTACTCTATTGCTGGGTCTGCAATTAAGACACAAACTATTCAAAAAGGTTTGCAAGATGTAATGCAAGTAGATGAATTAGAACTTGCAGAAGTTACGGTATGTGAAAAGGGTGTAAACCAAGCAGCCTCTTTTGATATTATAAAAGCTGAAGGAGCTACTTCATCATGTATAGATGGTAGTTGCCTTGTTAATTCGGAGGAAGAATCCGGGGGAGTACAACTTATGTTTAAATCAGATGGAGATATTGATTTTACAAAATCTTTTATGAATTTCGTAAAAGGTAACAAAGAACTACAAAAGATAGTTCAAATCGATGGGCAAGAGTATGGGCAGAGTTTTCCAACTTTGATTAACACACAAGCTCGTCAAGAAGAACATCATAGATTTCTTGATGAACTAGGATTTCCCGGAGAACTAGAACCTGAGAATGCTAGATATACTCCTGTTATTGAAGACGACCCACTAGGACATAAATACGTACCATGGGTAGTAAATGAAGCAGGACAAAATCTAGGAGTACGTCATTACGATGATGCATTAACTATGCCTCAACTAGGTAGACATACTAAGCGTGGGGTTGTAGAAGGTGGGAACTCTATGGAAACTCCTGTTAGTGAACTTAACACTACAATTTCTAAATCACAGGATTTCTTTAATTGGATGGAAAATGTACATTCATTTAAAAAGTCTTGTCCATGTGAGTCTTGTTTTCAAAAGGCTGCTGATTACAAAGGGATAGTTGAGAAGGCTACAAATTTTTTAGCTCAAGGGGCATAGACACCCCACTGCAAAAACTAGCTGGTCGAGTGGCAGCTGGTGCTGCTCTTGGTGTTGCTTCCCTTCCAGCGAGGGTATTGGCTGGAGCTACTACTGTAGGTAGAACTGTTGCTGGGAAAATAATAGCAGACAAAGTAAGAGATAAAGCAAAAGATAAAGCCACATCTATTATTTCTAAAAAGAACTTACAAAAGGAAGTAGACAATCCTTTTGCAGTTGCTACGGCTCAAGCAAAGAAGATGGGGTATAAGAAATTTAAAGAGGGAAGTCCCGGTGAAAACAAACGAGATGAAATCGCTGAGGCACTTAAAAGGAAATCTAGCAGACGCTAGTATAATAAATAGATAGAAAAACTATCATTGATATTTTAGGAGGAAACTAAATATGGCATTAACAATAACAACACCGGGTGCTGCTAGTGTGGGACCAGCTATTGCTGGAGGAACACCTAGTAAGTTTACTATTAAAAGAATACAATTTGATAGTTCTTACCCAACAGGTGGAGAATCACTAACAGCAGGAGACCTTGGTTTCACTGCAATACACGCAGTTATGATTGATACTGAAACTTCAGGTTACGTAGCTCAATACGACTACACTAACAGTAAAGTTGAAGTGTACGAAGCTGGGTCTGATGGTGCTGCACTAGACGAAGTAGCTAACACTACTGACTTATCTGCAGTGTACATTAGAATTGTCGCTTACGGAACAGCGTAACAAAAATTTAACAAATTTATCTTATTTTGTTTGTATAATAGTAAGGGCAACAGATAGTTGTTAATACAAATTATAGGCGAGGTAAAATAAAATTGAAACGATTCAATGTATTTGGGTGGTTACACAAGTGGGAAGACATGTTAGATGATGCTGAGATTAACGAAGCATTAAAAGGCTTTAAACAAGCCGAACACATTAAAGACACATTTCATGCAAGGAATCGTAGGATATAGGAGAGAAGCTTATGTTTGGAAAACTAAGACCGCAGATATTTTTAGCTATAATAGTTCTAGGAATACTATCCGGAGTAGGATTGTATTACGGAATGAATGAGATAGCCACAGGCTGTACAGGGGGAATCATAGCCCTTGGGATGAAAGTACTGGAGGGAGAGTAAATATGACTTTACAAAATGACTGTAGTTGTTTTGAAACTAATATTTGTAGTTGTGACACAGACAATTGTGTGTGTGAATGTTCATGTGATTCATGTGATGCTATTATGATGGATAACATTGATAACGCATTGTCCATGGAAGGCTGCCCTTGTGGTGGCAATTGTGGATGTAATTCTAGTTCAAGCGAAGAATCAATAATAATCGATGATGAGGATAAACCTCGTCAATGTTAATCTAAGGGGGATTATCGATGAACATAATGAAAATTATAACTATGGGAATGACTTTCTATAACCTCAACAAGGGTTTAGCGGGGCGTGGGAAGGAAATTATGGGAGAGGGAGTTGATATTCTTCAATCCATAAGTCAGGCATTAAAGGATAATAAAATTACTAACGCTGAAAAAGAAGTCATAGTTGGTGAAGTTGAACAGTTCTGTAGTGCAACCATAGAGGCAATTGAGAAAATAACAATTCCAGAATCAGAATAATGGAAATAAAGATAGGAAATAGTACACACAACATAAGTATGGGTATGGTAGTGTTTGGTCTTTCAATGCTAATAACAGCAATTGGGGCGTTCCTGACACTACAGAATAACATATCTAATATGCAAGAAGACATTGAGAGGTTGGAAGTAGCACTTGTCGAAACCCAAGA